ACTTGGTAGCAGCGTGTAGATTAGATGATGGAGCACCAGCAAGGGTCAGATTGCCAGTCATTGTTCCGCCAGATTTAAACAGTACTGAATCGTAGAATGTACCGCCTGCTTGAATCTGGTCTGCAATCTCCTTAAGAGTATCTAAAGTACCAGGAGCACCATTGATAAGATTTGTAATCTCAGTATCAATATATCCTTTAGTTGCTGCATCTGTAGATGTAGTAGGAGTTCCAAGACTTGTAATTTTTTGGCTATTCATTGAGAATGAACCAGTAGGTGCAGCAAGGTCAGTTACCTTAGAGGTACGAACCTGTGTATCAAAATCTGAAATAGTTGAGGCAGTCTGTGTACCTGTATGGTTAGCACGGGCTAGTGGGTCAGTTGCCAACTTGCTCAATGCAATATTTGCGGAGGCATTAATATCAGCATTGACAATAGTTCCATCTACTAAATCAGCAGAGGTAATAGAACTGTTAAGACTTAATTTGCTATAAGCAATACCAGCAGATGCACTAATGTCACCATTTACTATTGTGCCATCTAGGATTTTAGCGGATGTAACTGCTCCATCTGCTATATCACCAGCAACGATAGTACCATCAGCAATTTTAGCCGAAGTAATAGCGCTATCAGCAATATCTCCAGTTGCAATAGTTGCATCTGCTATCTTTGCAGAGGTAATTGCACTGTCTGCTATCTTTGCAGTAGTAACATTTGAATCAAGAATCTTTGCTGTAGTTACAGCATCTGTAGCAATCTTAGCAGCAGTTACTGCGCTATCAACTATCTTACCAGTAGTGATAGATAGGTCATCAATCTTTGTTGTTCCTACTGCACCAGTTGCAATCTTACCACTAGTAATAGCAGAGTCTGCAATGTCTCCAGTAGCAATTGTAAGGTCAGCAATCTTAGCAGATGTTACAGCAGAGTCAGCAATCTTTGCTGTAGTTACGTTTGCATCTGTAATCTTTGCAGTGGTTACTGCATTAGATGCAAGCATTGTAGTTGATACATTACCTGTGCCAGTTGATAAGGTTACATCAGCAAGGGTTAATCCGTGTGCAGTTGTAGTATTTTCAATGTGCTCGTTGGCCTCACGATAATCTCTACCAATTGCCATATGGCGCACTACAGCACCAGCGGAGTGGGCTACACCAGTTGAACCATCACGACCACGAACAATTGTTAATGTGTTTGTAGATACAGGATTACCAGATGCCGAATAAATATCTACAATTTCTTCAAGCGCTGTATCTGGGTCAATTACTAATGTAAATGTACGACCTGATGGAATTGTCTGAGCACCTAACAGTGCTGTACCTGATACTACAGTTATAGACGAAGCACCAGAAGTAATTGCTGCTGTTAATGTAGTTTGTTGTGAGCGAGATGAGTATTGGCGTATTGTCATTTATATTCCTATCGGGCGCTGTAATGAACTCGTGGGGGATATTGGTTCTGTTGTTTACTGCGTTCTTCATTAAGACGCTGGGTATACAAACCAAAGAGTTGTCGGACTGCGTTATTGCTAGCACCGAACGGACGCTTAGCGTCAATCTCATCAGCCTGTGGGCTGTATTGAGCAGCACGGGCTGGGTCTAGATATTGCAACAATCTATATGCAGCACCAAGAATTACTACATCTTTTACAGATTCTGATAATCCAGTCTGTGTAGCAAAGTCTTGGCTAGTAGAAGTAAATACAGATGGGCTAGTTGCATACATAACTTTTACAGTTCTGCCAGCAATAATTACATCCCCAATAGTTATAGTCTGGCTATTGGTACCCCAAGTAGTTACATCGGCAAATGGGTCAAAGTCCCAACGCTTAACACGTATCCACTCTTTAGTCGGTCCTATGTCTTGCCAAGATACTGACAAGATATTTTCTATTGCTAGGTTTTCAAATTCGTAAGTTGTGACAGCAGCATTGTACGTAAAGGTTGTTTGCTTGGTTGCAAATATAGCGCTACCAACTGCGTGGATAGTGTCGTTAATAGCCTTCTCAATACTATACTTAGGAAAAATTGGGCTAACAGTTACCTTTGCTGCTTGGGCGTGAGTAGCAGCAGTAGTACCTAAATAACCTCTACCATACGGAGCGACAGTGGCTGTGTTAGCAACACGGTCTACGTTATCTACCCACATCAATTCACTATCAATTTCAATAATACCCTTGCCAAGGTCTTGAGTAGAAGCAAGACTTAAGACTAAAGGTGAAGTAACTGGAGAAGTTGTGGTAGTAACAGCAGCAGTCAAATATGTAGAGCGGTCTTGTTGATAGGTATAGCCAGATAGATTTATCTGGACTTCATCTATCATCTGCGCCAGGGTGTATGTCATAGATTGATACTCCTTAAAGCATCGTTAGGTGACAGCCCAGAAGTTCCAGCAAGTTCATTACAGATACCGCCAAGGGCTTTATAATCATTTGGTTGGCGATTAGCATCTGCCTTTTTATTTAGTGCAGCAATAAGGGCTAGCCCAGTAGTACCAGCATAAACATTAGCAGCCTGAGTAGGCGCTAAATAATCTGCCAGTGCTGGATATGTACCACCATTAGCCAAGCGATTTAGTTCGCTGGTAAAAGAACTACCTGCTGTACCAGTTGCCATTATCTATACCTTGCCGTTTTCTTTGCTATGGATTTTGGTTGTCTAGAAAATTGTTTGCCTTTACGTAGGTCTTCACGCTTCTTAGCGGATGTTTTTGCATACTCAGATGCAGAAAGTTTTTCTCTTGCTTTCTTTGGCAAATATCTTTCACCAGTAGCACTACTACCTTGTGTGCTAGGTTTGCCTGATTTAGTTCCCCATTTTTCTTTAGTCCATTTAGATAAAGACTTTTGTTTGCTGGACTTACCACCAGTGTAGCCACCGCCAGCCTTCTTATACTCCTGTGCTACGAGTTGTGCTTTACGAGCAGACCACTGACCAGGCTTACCACCTTTAGAACTCGCAAGTATGCGTTTCTTAATAGATTCACGTAAGCCTGGTTTAGTGTATGTCATTACATTCCTAGCGAGGAAAACGCATAGTGCTAGAAGTCTTTGGCTTCTTTGCACTGCCTGCGCTTCTTGCTGCACTGAGACGGCGTGCACCATACATACGCTTTACGCCTTCTACGAACTCAGCATTAGCAGAAGTTCCAGCCTTCTTAAGGGCTGCTGTCATTCCCATATCTTTAATCTTTGTGATTGTAGCCTGGGATACTTTTAGCCCTGCTTTAGCCTTTGGCTTAGCAGTTGCTTTTGCTTTCGGAGCAGCCTTGGACTTAGGTCTTGCACCCATTCCTGGCTCTCTCTTTTGTACGTTATATGCCATTTTTACCACTTTACCTTATCTGCCCAATATGCGGCACTCATTTTTCCTTTAGCGATATTACGACTATGACGCGCTTTAAAACTCTTGCGCTTCATCTTCATTCTTTTTGACTCTCCTGATTTTGGTTTACCAGCAGTGCTAGCACCCTGTTCGCCAAAACGGATTGTCTTAACTTTATCACCTTCCTTAGCCACAACAACGTGTGACTTAGTTGGGTGATTTGGAGTGCGCTTAGGCTTATTGAATCCAGCCACTCCGACCCGCGCTAAACGTGGGTCACGCCTACTTGTTGTTTTTGCCATATTCCCCATACTTTCCTAAGACCGCTTTTACAGTGCCATCTTTACGTAGCCTAACAACCATTCCGTTTTTTATTTGTATTGGGTTAAATCCCCTATGTGGTTTATATTTGCCTGAAGACATTAACGTGTATAAGGTAAATGTTTAGAACTAGGGTCATAAACTTGTTTAGTTTTAGTTACGTTTTTAACCCATTTGTATATTTTATCTACACTAGATTGGTCGTCAAACGATTTACGTCCACGTAGTTTAGCACTAGCCTCTTTTTCTTTACGGCGCTTTGCACCGCCAGCACTTTCAGAACTAATTATATTTGCCATTTTATTTACCTTTTCTTTTGGTTACTTAGGTAACTTTCCCATTATTCCACCAACACCACCAGCACCACGACCAGATTTACCTAATCTTGCCATAGCATCTCTTAATGCTTTATTGCCTGTAGTGTCGCTAGGATGATAAGGATATTTATTAACTGTTCTTTTATCTCTTATTACTTGAGCAAGATTGCCAATACGGGTTTTACCACCACGTTGTCTTTTCTTTTCTGCCCTAGTCTTATCTGCTAATCTTTCAGCAGCACCTGTAGGAATATCCACAGTTATCTACCTTTCCTCTTAGTCACGCCACGGACCTTCTTCAAGTTCGGGTTGCGCCGTTTGGCTGCTGCTGAGGCTTTCCGAGCACCAGCCGCAAGGATTGCTCCTGCACGTTCCTTGGAGATACCCTGCTTTTTGGCAATTTGTGATTGGGCTTTCTTGAAGCCCATTCCTTTTTTTGCCTTCATTAGTTAGTACCCCCTAGTGGATACGCACCAGTTTTTTCAGCAATACGTTCCTTAATCTGTCTAATATTGGCTGGAGTAACTTTGCCTTGCTGAATCATTCTTTCAAACATTTCTTCAGCCCTGGCTAACTGTGCGTTTTCACGGATATCTTGTTCTTTTTTACGCTGCTCAGCAGTTTTACCTGGTCTAATTCTACCTGGCATAATTATTTCTTCTTTCTCTTAGCAGCCTTCTTTTTTGCTGCCTTCATCATCATTGCTTTTTCTTCCATCTTTTCAGCCTTGGCATACATCTTGGCTGCCTTTTTACCTTTGGCTGTGTATGGGAACTTCTTTCCGTTTACCTTTGGCATTTTATACTCCTAGTTCTTTCATTACCGCTGCTGATTTATTATTGATTGTTTTGGCTGGTGGCATTTTGTTGCCATCATAGGCTCTGCCCATAATTTCACTAGCCCTAACTGCCTCTTGTATCTTCGCCATAGAAGTTCCATTTGGCTGGATACCTTGTGCTCTTGCTTCTTTATAGGCATCCAATTCTGCGTTAAATGCTTTATTCGGCATACTACGCCGACTATCAGCATCACCTGCGTTCATCTGAACGCTTAGTCCCTTACATCCAAAACATCCGTCTACATATTCAAGATGATATTCCCAGTGCTTCATAGTGCAGTAAAATTACTTTCTGTTACTCCAACACCGCCAGCAATAAGTCTAGCCTTGGTAGTATCATCAACTACGTGGTTATACCCACCCTGATAAATCTCAGGATAGGTTGCATAATCTTCATCTTGTAAATAACGAACCTGTGCATAGTCGCCATCTATTTCTCTGACTATGGTTATGCCACGGTCAATCTTATAAAAATGAAATAACCGAGATTGTCCAGCAGGTCCTTCTTCTACAGTTGGTGTCTTGAACAACCATTCAGTCATTAAGTCCTCCTAGTGAACTCACCCCGAAGGGCAGACTTTTCAAATATGCCTGCCCTGCAGAGTCAATCAACTACTTAGCAGCGATTGATGAACCAGTCTCAATACGATACAACGCTTCCTCACGGTAGCGAGCAAAGCCGAGTACGCCGTACCAACCCATTGGGCGGAAGCGCATCAACTTGTCGGTTACGTTACCGATAACGATGTGTGGCTCTTCTGCAACAGCCTCAGCAAGTGCTTGCTGTCCGCAGAGGAGAGTATCAAATACACGGGTTACTGGAGTTACGGTTACAGTAGTTGTA